CTTTTTCGGGTACAAAATTGTCTATTAAAAATAGATTAGTTGCGAATATCTTTTGATGTTCCATTAAATAAATAACTCCCGTTTCTATCCCACTTAATATATCTCATAGGTATTAATCTCATGTACCATGGTGTAGGGCGACTACCTTTTGTATCGTTCCACAATGTGTGTACTCTTCCGTATTTACCTATTTTTGATAGACCTACACAAGCAGGCCAACTAGATTGCTCCACTAGTAAACTTTTTCCATTCTATTGCGTTCTTAATTAAAAATGTTCTATTGTTTATACTTCTTAAAATTTGTTCAAGATATGAAACAACTTGTTTTAAGTATGCAGCCTTTTGATCTGCCTTTTGTAATTCATCATCTGAATCCATATAGATATGTACATCTGATTTTAAAACTTTTAAGTTAAATGGTTTTTCTCTGTAAATAGATTCATCTGCTTTACCTGTATAATATTCCCACTTTTGTCTTATCATTAATTTGTGGTCATATTCTGCCTTCTTTAATAATAAAGAAAACTTGTTAAAGTGTTGTAGGTATTTGTTATGTAATAAAGGTATCTTAATTGATTCGGCATCTAGTTCCGTATCATCAATTTTAAAATCTCTATCTACTTGTTGTTGTAATTCTTCTAATGTCATATTGGTATTATATCATATTTTGGAGAGAAAGTCAAGGCTTTTGACCATTTTATTTTGAATTAATATTAAGTAGTAGAAACTTGTACTATTTCATAATACATATAACTAAAACTTGCTGATCCTTGTAAGTAATCAACATCCGACTGTTTAACATCATAACTTAAACTACCAAGTGCGGTTGGATAGACATTCTTAAATCGTATTTCGGTTTTAGCAATATTCTTACTGTTTAATATTGTCAAGGTTGCGTCTGAATAAATCGCACCTTCATTTAATGGTGTAGCTATATTTGAACCTGTGACTGCTGAACTAGCAGTTGAACCAGCAAATCTATCATTACCTGTTCTTAAAAGAGCTGCAAATTGTTCGTCAGATTCTGGTGAACCAAGACCAATCATCCAATCGTGTAACTCTTTATAGTTATTTAAATTTTCATCAACTAGAAACGATAAGTCTAACGTGCCAAAAGATAGTGTAGATCCAGGTAGTTTTATAGTCTGCAATCTTGTTGGCTGACTTACTTCGTCTAATGTTATTGATGGTAGATTGCAAGTTTGTACAAAATATTCCGTTAGTGGTAGTTTGTTTATTTTGAATCTAAACTGTACAGGACTAGCATAGTCTTGCTTAGATGGTTCTCTAGTATAAACATTTGTTTCTGTCATACTACTATTTATAATAGTAAAATCAGGCTAAAAAAAAGGGGGTAATAAAACCCCCTTTTTAATTGTTTCACAAAAGTGAAAGCAACTTACATTATGTTCGTTACTTTTGTTCTTCTGTAGTATACATTAGTATCTCCAGCAGCAACTGCACCAGAGTTATCTATAGCACCAGCACCGTTTGTTGTAGCAAAAGGATTCTGAACCATACCATATCTAGTTTTGAAGCCGATCTTAGGTTGGAAACTATCCTGACCAACCGCTCTCACCATTTGTAGTGGAACGTATGGACAATAGAATAATCCTGAATCATAAGGTGAAGTACCTTTATATCCAACAACATAGAATTGACTTGCGGATACATTCGCTGAGTATGGATCAACATACACTTTGAATTTACCGTTAAGTACACCAGCGAAAGTATTTCCTGTGTCATCAACATTTAAATTAGTTGATAATGCAGGAGCATAATCTAATACACCAGCCATTTGTAAAGCAGAAGCAACATCAGCAGAACATAAAATTATATTCCCTTTACCTCTTCTTGTTAATTGACCGATAGCGTTAGCATCTCTCTCTAACTGATATAAAAGCCCTTTGAACTTCTCAACTGACCAACGACCATTTGAGTCTGTGTCAAGATCAAAAATTCCAGCAGTAGTAGTATTAACTTGAGCGCCCGATCTAGCGTGTGAGTAAATTGTTCTCACAACTTCACGGTTAATCTCAGCAAGAATTTCACTTGATAAGATGTTAGCAAGTTCTGTTTCAGCGTCTAGACCGTGGATTGCTTTTAAGTCTTGAGCAAGTTCCATAGTGTACTCTGCTTTTAGAGCTCTAGATTTTGCAGTAACAGTTACTTTATCGATTGAGAAAGCCATTTCAGCGAACTCATCAGTTCCGTCACCTAGTGTTTCTGCCTGAGCAGTTGACATACCAGCACCAGTAGTATAAGTACCAGCTGATGGGCTATCATTTAAAGTAGCAGGGTTAGTTCCCGCTTGAGCGTCAGTTGAACCAGTGTCACCAGCAGCGTCTCTAGCAGAAAAGTCTGAATCAGCTTCGTTAAATAATGCCTCTGTTCCACCTTGTGTTGCATATCTTGACTTCATAGCGAAGATAAGCCCTGTTGGACCAGTCATTGGTTGTACACCACAGATGTCATAAGCAATAAGATTAGGCATTGCTCTTCTAACTAGTGATATTAATACTGGATCCCAGTTGTCCACAGATGAACCAGTTGCGTTAGCAGGGGCTGCTTCTTGAAGATAGCCTCTATCTTCTCTTGTTGCTTTTTCTTGGTTTTCAAGAATAACAGTTGTAACAGCTCTCTTATAAGCATCACCAATATTAGGTAAATCTGGATGCTCTAGGACTGGCTGCCATTTTTCTTGTAAGTTTTCAGTAAGATACATTTTTATCTCTCCTTGTTATTATTTACAGTTATTAAAAACATTAAAACTTTGCAGCTTTAAGGTTCTTTGATATTGCGGCCGTATATGCAGCCATAGCATTCGACTTACCAGCAGAAAAATCAGCAGGTTCGTTTGCCGCCACAGAATCAACAGAACTTTCTTCTGTTACTTCTGATTTCGTTTTAGGGAAATAAGATTCTTTAATAGTATCTAACTTCTCTCTAAATTTCTCAGCACTATCGTACTCAACATTTTCAGCCATAGAAACAAACTTCTCTTTTTCTGTTTCTGCTAAATCAGCAGTTACTTCTAAGATTGCTTGTTTTTTGTTAAATTCAGAAATAGACTTAGTCAGATTTACATTCTTTTCAATCTGTTCATTAAGTTTTGATTCTAATTCTTTGGTTTGGTTTGTTAAGTCGTCAAGCACATTGTACTTCTCTTCAGGAACATCAATATAATGTTCTTTAAATAAAGTTTTAAGTCCAGTAATGAAGTCCTCAGCGATTTCGGTACGAATACCTCTTTCTACTGCTAATTCATTTTCTTTCATCCACTCTTCAACAACATAGTTTAAATATGAATCGACTTTTTCGACCATAGCTTCTTTTACTGTTTCTTTTTCAGTTGAAAGTTTTTCTTTATACTGAGCCTCAAGCACTTTTACCTGTTCTTGTATTCTTGTTTTAACAGCAGTTTCAAATATAACGGCCGCCTTTTCTTTAAATTCTTCAGAAAGGTCGGCGTTTGATGAAACTAGTGCCTTAACATCATCAGATAAGTCAATTTCTAATTTAGTATCAACTTCAGCGATTATATCGCCTTCAGCATTAACTTCTTCAGAAGCACTAGATGGTTTTTGATCTTTTTCTAAAGAACCATCTTTTGCATTTTTAAGTGACGGATCTGAAGCTTTCGATACCTTTTTCGCAGCGTCTGGGTTGCTGTCAGTAGATTTAACTACAGGTGCACCAAGATCATCAGCGTCATTTTTAAGGTGAGTAGGTTCAGTTGGAGCAGCGTCTTTATTAGCCGCATTTTTTTGCTCTTCTACTGTCTCTACTGCTTTAGTTACTTCGGTTTCAGACATTCGGTCTCTCCTTGATATTAAAAATTAATTAATTTTTAGTCTACTATTATTTATAACAATTACCATTTTAAACCTAACGCTTATTGTAAAAGCTGCGTAGGTTTTTATAGTTTTGTTATAAAGTCTTTAAAGATATTTGCTTTCACTTCTGCAAGTTCTTTGCGTCTAGTGTTTTCAATTTCTTTTTTGTATTGTTCAATTTCCATACTTTTCAGCACTCCATTATCCCACACCCATTCTTTGCCTTCCATGATACCTTCTACGAAAGCATCTGGTGCACTAGGATCTGCAACAATGTCTGCTGCGGTAGCAAGATAGAAATCTCTACCAACTGTACCGTTAGATATTGAACCCATACCTCTTGATGATACACCCAATTGAGCACCTTCGTCAATTAAATTTTTAACGATTTTGCCGTAAGGAGTGTCCATTATTTTCGCCTCGCCAATGAAGTTTTTACCTTCACTTTTAAGACTAGTTATCATGTGAGAAACTCTTTCAAGATTAACTGTTGGTCCGTCAGGATGTCCTAGTTCTCCGAAAGCTCTTTTCTTATTGATAAATTCTTTTGTGTATCGTGCAACTTCTTTTGCAAGTGTTTCAACTGGATAAACTCGACCATTACGGTTCTTGATATCCGCCTGCATGAAAACACCTTTAATCTTATATGACCTGCCACCGTTTGCTGTTGCTTCAGTCAGTACTTCGATATCTTCAATTGTTTCTGTAATTAGTTTCATCTCTCCGCCTTTTCTTTATTGTAGATTTTGTCTACTATCCCCTTTTTAAGTTCTTCTTTTTTAATCCCTAACTTTTCTGCAAATGCCTTTTTAAATTCATCTGCAAGATAAGTCTTAGATTTTGTTCCTACAATTCTTTCTAAAATTGCTCTGGAATAATCTTTTTTCTTTTTAGGCATTATCTCACTTCTATTATAATGGTATAGTTATCACCTGCAACAAATCCTTTTGTTGAAAATAATATATCTCCAGCTGGACTAGTATTCGCTGTTAATGTTGCGTTATTAGGAACAGCATTACCTGCTGTATATAAATCCCAATAACCTGTGCCAGAGAAAAAACCAATTGTTTTATTTGCAGCGCTTGTTCCACTACCTGCCCAAAGTATTTCA